GATTTGATGATCACCACCATAGCCGCCACAAGCGACAGCTTGAACATCACATGGAAAATCTGACTGGCGGCACCCCTCCCGTCAGATACCTACCCTGTGTAGTCCCTTGTAAACTGTACTTTATATCTCACTCAAACTTCGCACACCTGAAACCCTTACTATTATATCATATTCCGATTTTCTTCATCAAAAATACGGCAGAGAATCCTGCGTTTCCTCTTGGATTCTCTGCCGTAATCCTTTTTTCCTGCTTATGCTCTGATTTCCGTCCCGTCCTTGAAGGTCACCCGGATATCGTCTTTGCTGTACACTGTGATGAAATCCACCAGGCTGCCCCACAGCCGGGCATCGAACTCCTTAATGAGATCCTGATTCCTAAGCTCCTTGATGAAGCTGTCCATCTGACGGCTCCGGGCCTTGCGATACTGGATGGCTTCACAGGTCTTGTCGTACTGCGTCTTCGCTGCTTCATACTGACTGACCAGTTCGTTGTAGTTCCGGTCATAATCATCCTGGTTCTGCGCGACCCTGGCGTTCTCGGCTATGAGCTGCTGTATCTTGTCGGCCAGCAGGTTCAAATCTGTGCTTATCCTGTCCCGCTCCTCTTCCAAGTCTTCTGTGTCAGTGAGCCGTTCCTTCAGCAGTGTGATGCTGTCAAGTACGTCCGCTTTGTTTTCGATGAGCTGATTGACGGCCCGGACGAAGGCTTCCTTGATATCATCCTCTGTCAGATGTGGTGTCTTGCAATGGCTCTTGAACTTATCGTTGCATCGGTAGATGGTTCTGCGGTACTTGTCGGTCGAATGCCAGACCTTGGCCCCGTACCAGCCTCCGCACTGGCCGCACTTGATTTTGCTGGAGAAGATGGATACGCCGCTGTAACGTCCCCTGCCTTCACGCCGCCGCTTGATTTCTTCCTGTACCCAGTCGAAGACCTGCGGGCTGATGATGGCTTCGTGGTTATTTTCCACATAGTACTGCGGCACTTCCCCTTCATTCGCTTTCGTTTCTTTGGTCAGGAAGTTGACGGTGAACCGCTTCTGCAGCAGGGCATCGCCCTTGTATTTCTCATTTGTCAGGATGCTCTCTACCGTCCCCGGATACCAGCGTTTCTTTCTTGCCGGAGTTTCCAGCCCTCTGGAAGTCAGCTCCCTGGCAATGGAGTGGAAGGTATACCCGTCCAGGAACAAGCGGTAAATCAGTTTCACCGTCTTGGCCTGTTCCCGGTTGACGACCAGATTCCCGTCAGGCCCTTTGTCATAGCCGAGAAAATGCCTGTAGGGAACACTCACCTTGCCATCAGCGAACCGCTTCCGATGACCCCAGGTGACGTTTTCCGAAATGCTCCGGCTTTCTTCCTGCGCCAGGGAACTCATGATGGTGATGAGGAGTTCGCCCTTGGCATCGAGCGTCCAGATGTTTTCCTTCTCGAAATAAATCTCGATGCCCTTATCCTTGAGCTTGCGTACCGTTGTCAGGCTGTCTACGGTATTTCTGGCAAAGCGGCTGACTGATTTTGTGACGATGAGGTCGATTTTCCCATCCATGGCATCCCTGACCATCCGCTTGAAACCATTGCGGTGACGCGTGTTGGTCGCCGAGATGCCTTCATCGGTGTAGATGCCGACAAATTCCCAGTCATCCCGTTCCCTGATATAGTTCGTATAATAATCGACCTGTGCTTCATAGCTGCTGATCTGGTCATCATGGTCCGTGGAAACCCTGGCATAGCCCGCTACTCTCCGCTTCTTCCGGCTGTTAATCGGAGCCGCCGTATAACGGCTGATGGTGGCCGGGATGGCCCTTACTGTCTTTGCCACTTTTCTCCGCTCTCCTTTCTCCGTGCCTTGGGACGCCGCTTGGATGGCGTAGGCGTATAAGAAATCTCTTCTGTTCTCCCACTCTTGAAATGGACAGTCAGGCAGTCTGGCTTTCCGGCTTCGATAGATTCCACTTTCCCCCGGAATCTATCCTCATCAAAGTCCTCTAACCCCATGGTCTCTGCGGCCACACGCTTCAGGTCATCTTCCCGGATGCTGACCGATTCACATTTGCCGCCTTTGCTGCATCGCCAATAAACAGGCCTGTCATGCTTCGTTTTACACCGCCGGAAAGAGGATCCGCACAAGGCGCACCGGATGCGGGTCGTAAAGACGGAGAACCGTGTTCCCTTGCCATTGGCCATGTAGTTTTTCATCCATGCCCTCTGACGATCCTTATACTCATCGGTCCAGCAATCCTTCTTCGCCGTTGATACCCAGTGCCGGATAAGTTTCTGTCCGTTTTTCATACAGAAAACCATCACATGGTATTCTGGCACTACTATCTTTTCGACCCGGTCAAGAAACGCCTGCTCATCGAAATCATCCAGGCCTAGGACTTCTGTACTCTCCTTCACGAGGACTGCATGCGGGATACTGCCTTTTGCGCCGCAATTCCGGCCTTTCAGTTTATGGGAGCCGCAATCCCAGAATTCTTCAAAGCCCCGGTCTGTGCGGCGATTGTGCATATAACTCCGACCGCAGATGCCGCATTTGATTTTTCCCGTGAAGCAGGTCGTGTTCAAGGACTTATTGGCCAGCGCCCCCAGTTCCTTTCGCCGCGCCATCTCCTGCTGCACGTAATCAAAGGTTTCCTTGTCGATGATAGGCTCATGCGTATTTTCAACATAATACCTAGGAAGTTCGCCCCGGTTCTTCTTCCGCTTCTTGAGGATTGGATCCGTCACATATTCCTTCTGGAAAAGCATATTGCCAGTATAGGTAACATTGGTCAGGACAACCCTGATGTTGGAATCCATCCAGCGGCAGCCATTCCGGGTCGTGATGCCTTCGGCAGCAAATTCCCGTTCGGTTTCAAGACGTGACTTGCCATCAAGGAAATTCTGGAAGATGCGCCTGACAACAGCTGCTTCCTCGGGAACTACCACCAGGTTATCCCCTTCCCAGCGATACCCGTAAACACGGAACCGCCCGTTAGGATTCCCCTGCTCAAATTGTTTCTTGATGCGCCACCGGATATTTTCACTAATGGAACGGCTTTCCTCCTGGGCAAAAGATGCCAGGATGGTCATCATAAGCTCGCCGTCCCCGCTCATGGTATGGATATTCTCTTTTTCAAACCAAACTTCGATGCCCAGCTCTTTCAGATGCCGGACGGTACGCAGAAGGTCTACGGTGTTGCGTGCGAAGCGCTGGATGGACTTGGTCAGGATGCTGTCTATCTTCCCGGCTTCGGCATCTTCCAGCATCCGCAGGAATTCCTGCCTCTTCTTCATCCCCGTCCCAGAGATGCCATAGTCGGCATAGACCCCGGCGTATTCCCAGTCCGGGTTCTTCTGGATGAGGCTGCTGTAATAACTGACCTGCGCCGAAAGGGAATGGTGCATCCGCTCCGATTCCATGGATACGCGGGCATAGGCTGCGACTTTCTTTCTTTGCTTCAAATTTGGTATGCGTCGTTCAATCTTACGGATAGTCCGCATAGAATCAGCTCCTTTCGACACTATATATCACTCTGTTTGATACAATTATCAAGTGTATAAGTCCCCGGAAAAAGGCTGATAGCGGCGAAGCATCTCCTGCTCGAAGTCCCGGTACTCCTTCCCGGTGATGAGCTTTTCGGCCAGCATCCGCCTTGCCAGATACATCGCCATCTGGAAGGCTGTTTCATTTTGAAACGACCTCTTATCCATGGCGGACACCTCCGAACCGGTATGCAATATAGCATGCGTGGGAGCAGAACTTCCGATGGCTGTTGCCGTAGACAGTGAATTTCTTCCCGCAAGCCGGACAGGTATAGTTGTAGACTGCCTTCCGCTTCACCAGCTCCAGATGTGCGTTCCACCACTTATTCCGGCAGGCATCGCAGCAGAACCGTTTCCGCTTCCGTCCCGTATTCTGCTCAATCGGCTTTCCGCACTGCTCGCAAACTGAGGCTGCCGACTTCGCCGCCAGGCTGTGCCGCCGGCAGAACGACTTCACTGTATTGATGGAAATCTGGAGCCGCGCCGCTATCCTGCCATATCCTGCCCCATCCCGGCGCATGGCAATGATCTGTTGTTTCTGTTCGTCCGTCATGATGGACACCTCCTGAAAATTTAGCTTTCAGGAGTAATAGGACAGAACAGCTATCGTTAAGTACTTCAAAAGAAGATTCAACAGGACTTATCTATTTTTAGATATAGTCTTTTCAGTTTTATCTAAAGCTTGACATTATAGTCATATGATGACTATAATAAACCTACCTCAGAAAGGGAGATTATACTATGTCATATAATCGTTACAAAAATACGCAAAAAAGAAAAAATTATCTATTAATCCATAATAAGGAAAAGTATGATAGAGTATCTATCATACTTCCAAAAGGAACAAAAGAAAAAATAAAAAGGCTAGATATTTAAACCGTACCCTTTGTCAAGGACATTTTTAAGAGAAAGAGAGAAGCAGCAGTTCCTGCCGGAACCGCTGCTTCTTAGTTTTTATTAAAATATCCTCAATGGGTAAAGGCCTGTTTTTACAT